CTCACGGATTTTTGTGCACAATGCCGAACGTGCAAAATCGGCCCCGGTGCTTCACTCAAGTAAAGTAGTGATGCAAAAGGTGGATTGACAATAACAAGAAAAAGGCTTCCCTTGCGGAAAGCCCTTTTGTTAATGGCTGTTAACTGCGGGTAATTTTGATAGCTCCGGATATAATCTGTACAAAGATAATGTATCCGTGATTAGCAAAATTAGAGACGTTTTTAACGGAGATAGTAATGCCGGTTTCATCAACGCGGGTAACTATACCGTCAAAAAAGATTTGTGCATTATTCGTGTCAACGCAAAATACATGAATGCTAGAATTGGGTTCTATTGCATACGACTGGTTAGGGTTCGGTGTCACAGATGTAATCCCGGGGAACAGTATCCAAGGGAAAGTATGACTATCTCCCACTGAGGGAATTGCTTCCGCTGTGAAGGTTAGAGGGCAGCTGCTGTAGCTCCCTTTATTGAGATATACGACGCTGCCAGTCGCTTCTGTTACCGCCTGTGCAATGGTCTTACCGGGGTGCTGTGCATCCCAGTCACCAATGCTGGCGTTTGCCTTATCGGCAGCAGCCCGTGCATCGGTGATTCTAGTATCCTGCGCGGCCTGCCCTTCCGTGTAAGTGGACGTGGTAACGTATCCGCTCAGGTCTGGCCCGGGTGCTCCTTCAAGGGCCGCGATTCGTGCATTCTGGCTTGTGGCGTTCTGGCTGATAGTCTGGCCCGGATGTTCTGCATCCCAGTCACCAATGCTGGCGTTTGCCTTATCGGCAGCAGTCTGTGCGGCAGTGATTTTAGCATCCTGTGCCGCCTGTCCTGCGTTGTAGGTCGTTTCAGTGACGAATCCACTCACATCAGGAATCGCGCCATTCAGGCGGGTGACTTCCTGCGCAATGGTCTTGCCGGGGTGCTCTGCGTTCCAGTCACCGATAACTGCGGCGTTCGCGTCAGCTTTGGCAGCATTCGCGGCGGTCTCGTTTTCAAGGCTGGTTGCGCACTGGCTGATAGTCTGGTTCGGGTGTTCGGTCTCCCAGTCGCCAATATTGGTATTGGCTTTGTTTGCTGCGGCCTGTGCCGCGTTGATTTTGGTATCCTGCGCGGCCTGCCCCGCCGTGTAAGTCGTGGCATCAACTTTATGGTTTGCGATGTCTCGCACCTCTTCCACGTCCGCCGCGATAGTATCGCAACGACCGTTCAGGGCAGTATCAGCGTTGGCGCGTGCAAGCTCTTCCTTCTGCACTTCCTGCGCAATGGTCGTGTCGGGGAAAACGTCGTCCCAGTCAGATGCATTACTTTCAAGGTTGCTCAGACGGGCAGCATGCTTTGCGATTTCTGCCGCATTGTCAGAAATGTTTTTCGCGTTTTTGCTGATATTGGTGTTCTGGATGGCCTGTTCAGCTTTCAGGGCATCAATGTCAGTTTTGTTGGCGGTGATGCGGTCGCTCAGCGCGGTATCTGCTGCCTTATATGCCGCGTCAAGCTCAGAAATAGCCTGCTTGCGGTCTGTGGTCTCCTGCGCGATGGCAGCAGCGTTTGCGGCATCCCCGGCTTCACGGGCCTGTGCTTCGGCAGCGTCTGCCGCCTTATAGGCCGCGTCAAGCTCAGAAATAGCCTGCTGGCGGTCGGTGGTCTCTTTGGCGATAGCAGCGGCGTTTGCCTGTTCTGCCGCCTTTGCGCGGTCGATTTCGGCGTTCAGGCTGTTGGTTAGGTCGGTCACGTGGGATTCAACAGTATCAAGGCTTTCGCCCCATGCTGTCATATCCTTTTCCCACTGCTGTACCTTTTCATTCCAGCCGTTGATAAGGTCGGTAAACGTCTTGTTGTCTTTCTGGAACTGCTCAACCAGTCGGGACAGGTCAAGGACGGTTTTCTTAAGGTCTGCGAACTGATAGTTATAGTCGGAAGTTTTGACCCAGTATTTAGTCTGCCCTTCCGGGTACGGGGGCAGCTGTGCACCCTTCGGCACATAACACTTAGATGTGTAACAGCTGCCGTCATGGATGACAATTGTCAACGGTTCATATTCGCGCTCGTCGTCCCACTCCACGGGGTCTGCGAAAATGGGAACATACCGCGCGCCGATATACATAGATGTGCCGCCCTTGAACGGGGGCGGGGGACACGGGTGCGGCGGGCATCCGTGCGGATGGCAGCAGTCACCGCCCGGCGCGTGAGGTGCACAGGAAATCGGGAAATCATTGCAGTTACAGTTTGCCATAATGAATTGCTCCTTTCTCAGTAGTAAACGACTAAATGCCCATACCCCGGTTTATCGGGGTCAAGCAGGGTATCAAAGTGCAGGAACTTCCAACTTGCGGGGATATAGGCGACAAAGTGTCCGTCGTCGTCAAGGCCAAAAAACACAAATCGCACCATCTGATAAATGATGTCAGCCATGTTAGTATTGACCCATTCGAGAAATGTGTCTTTTGTAAAGTCGCCCGCTTTCAGCTTTGCAAAAAGCTGGTCAGTTGCGTCTTTCAGCTGCGCCGTCAAGATATCCAGACCATCAAGGCGGGTATCCTGCCCGATGTCATGCAGTCGCAAAGTTTCAGTGTTGGTCAGGGCCTGCTTGAGCTGGTTCACCAGCCAATACAAGTTATACTGATAATGGTCTCCGGGTGCAGCATACGGGGGCGATGTTTGAAAAATAAACGGGGTGCTGATATCGGTGTTCTTTTCGTCTGCCATATATGCGGCTCCTTTCATAAAATCCCCCGCTTGCGCGGGGGTCAGTCAGTTAGTGTTTGCTATTCAGCTGTGCCAGCAGAGCATCAGCTTTAAGCGCATTGGTGGTGAAACTGTTGTTCTTCCACCATGCAATCAGGGCCGCAACGGTGGTGAAACCAGCCGTCACCAGCTGTTCAAGCGTTTCCGATTCGATGGGCAGGGGGCTTTTGCCGCACGCGCTCAGAATCTGGTTAACGATAGCCAGAATCAGAACAAGGGTGCGTGCTACCGTACCGGCAGAAATGTGCAGATTTTCCATGTTAATCTCCTTTCAGTTGGTTGATATGTTCCAAATCATCAATGCGATGATTTGCGACTTTGATTTGCTCCTCAATGACGGGGATTTTTTCAGCAAAGGAATTGTGCTTGCGGACTTCCCGGGTCAGCTCTTCGATTTTCACGTCTGTGACGGCCTGCGATTTGCCGTTCGCAATCAGAACACCCGCAAGGGTCACAATTCCAGATATAAGGGCGGCAATAATTGCGTCCACGGTATCGCCCCCTTAGTACACATCCAAGCAAAACTTTGCGTGGTAGTCGTTAGCAATTGCCATGTACACGTCAAACAGAACGGTTTCGCGTTCTGCATCAATCATCTGTTGAGTGGTGGTAACGCCGATATTACCTTGTTTAATCCAGCCATGATTGTACATATCTGTGACCTTCTCTTTGCCCACCTCTTTGGCATCTTCGTGCCGGATATCGTGGGCCTGCGTTTTTGTGTCGGTCGTGCCTTTGGTCGTGCCGTCCGTCTGGCTTCCGGTGGTCTGGTCTTCGTGCCCGTGGGTCTCCGTGTCAGATGTGCCGGTGGTGTTGGTGGTCGAATTGGCGACGGTGGTAGACGTTCCGGCAAAATCGGTAGTTTCTTTATGCTCACCGTTTTCGGTGCTCTTAAAGGTTTCCTCTGCCACGGTGTGTGTTTGGTCGTCGGGCTGGTAGTCCGGCGCGTTTTCAGGGGAAATATCGCGGGTCACAGTCTGGTCAAGTTTCTTTGTGCTTTCCGTGGTCTTTTTGTCCGTGCCTGCCACGTCCGTTTTATTCATGGTCGTGGTGGTGCTGGTATCGTCTGTGATAGACTTTCCTTCGGTCTCAGTGTGCCCGGTTCCGGCAGTTTCGTCATGTAGTTCAGTGCTGCTGGTTTCGTGATAGTCTCCGGTCGTCACCTGTCCCACGGTCTGGCCGCTCTTGCCGCGATTGACTGCGGTTCTGTCCTGCGTGGTGTCGCGGTCGGTAGTACGGATGTCGGTGGTGCGCTCCTGCACGTCCGTGTTCCAGATGGGATTGTATTTCAGCTGTGTAGTGCTATAGAGCTTTTCCCAGATGGGCATACTCTCTTGCACCCAATACTTTATTGCATCCACCATCCAATACGGGTCAGGCCGGTACAGAGGTGCAAGCCCGTGCTCCCGCATGATGATGTGAATGGCAAGGTCTCTATCCATGCCAACGGGCACTTTGAAATCACGAAACAGACCTTCCGGGATATTGCACAGGAGCTTGCACGCGCGGTCGATTGCGTCACTGTTTTGGTTCGTGCTGTTTTGGTTCGTCATGCTCCCCCAATACATTGGCATCATCTGCACCCCCTTCTCTCAGCTCTGGCGGTTCGTTGATTTCGATTCTGATATTGGTTCCATACATATCATTGCACACTTTCACCGATTCGTCAAGAGAAATTTTCCAGACTTCCCGACGATTGTAGGTTTCAGCGTCCGCGCTGGCGCTTTCATTCGTCACAAGCCGCTCTTTCTTATCGGGCTGCACCCGAATGCCTAGTTCTTTGTAAAAGTCCTGCAGCGTCTTGCGTCTCAAATCGTACAGGTCAGGCAAGATAAAGTTTTTCGACAAATCGCGGTCGAACTGCATGATAGGCAGCTGATACTGCGTATCGTTTTTGTTCATAACAGGCTTTTGCAGCTCTCCATTTACGACAATAGCGGGTTTGCCGTTTTCCAGCTGTTCAAAGATTGTCTCAAGGGTGCGGCGGTCTTTGTCGTTTTTGGCGATGGCAGCATAGGCAAATCGGCTGTTAACGACGGCTTGTCGAATTGAAACTTCCAACTGCTGCATTTCGACGGCATATTTTTCAATGATATCCCAGACCCCGCGATAGTCGGGTGTCAGCTTGATAACGGCGCACTCCGTGCCAATTTCAAGCGGCCTGTCAAACTGGAAAAACGGGGTCTGCACCATCATGCCGCGCGGTTGGAACTGCAAACCAAAACCCGTAGGTGCTCCCGGCTGCACAACAAGGCCGTATGTTTTGGAGTTGAACACCACGGCATAGCCCATGCGTAACAGCTGGTAAAGAAAAGCGTCATAGTCCCAGCCGATTTGACCCGGCCCCGCTTCCGGCAGACCATGGATTTTATAGAGGGCGCGCATGCGCTGAAAGAACGACCGCTCCCAGTAGTTGAGCACGTCCGTGCTCAAAGACGGGGGACGAAACCCACCGCATGCCTGCACGTCATAGATTCCCTGATAGCACTGATACATGGTATCACCTTTCCTTCCTTATTCAATGAACACGCCGCCGTCCATGGCGGCGTTGATGTAAGCGGTTTCTGCGCTGGTCGCCATGGGTGCAGCGACGGAAAAACCGCGCGTCTGGCAGTATCCTGCAGCGGGGGTGTCAATCTTCATCACGGGATGCCCGTACATAGATTGAAAGTGTGTATCATCCGTGGGCGGGTAGTAAAGCAGGGTCAGGCACGCTTCCATGGACTGTAATGCAGTTGCGTTTCCGGTCATGCTGCCCGCACACTGTGCGACGGGTGGAATCATCTGCATGACCGCACCACCCAGTGACTGCATTGCAGCACCCATGTTCCTAGCTCCGGCAGACGGACTTTTAACCAGTTCGCCGTGAATGGGGCCGATATCAATAGGAAAGCTTGCTGCGCTGCTCAGTGCACCACCGCCCACCTGTAAGCCAATGCCGATTGCGCCAATGGTAGCTGCAGCCTGATTGCCGGTCAGGCTGATATTGCTTGCACCAATAGCATATTGGCTTGCAATATTAGCGCTGCCCACGTATACCGTGTATGTGCCTGCATCGACCTTGACAGAGATATTGCCGTCAAGGAACGAACAGCACCATGTGACGGTCAGAGCGGCGACGTTGTTAACCTTATCGACAGGGATTGACACAGTTCCAATGAATGGCACATACAGCAGCATTTGACAGTTCAACCGTTTCCAGTCCGACACCGGCCACGGAATCGGAATTGCGGTTTCTCGCTTGATTTGTGAATGCCCCATAACACCACCAGAGACACCGGTGTCAAAGTCACCCAGAAAGACGTTTTGATTGCTCTGCGGAATAACACTTGCTTTAATAGGAATCCAGATGCAAGAACGAATGCAATCCACAGCCGCACCACCATACACAAAATTTTTTGCCAGATACTTGATAGCCTTATCGGTGGCGGTGTCCGCGCCGCTGTATGTCTCTGTCGTGCTGCCAACACGGGAAACAACACCGCCTTTTGAATCCAACATAGGCGGGTACGTGTCCACGGTGTTTACCTGCGTCGTCTTGGTCTGCTGGTCAGAAATCATCTGCCCAAAATCGGCGGTGATATCCTGCTGAATGCTATCAATCAGGCTAGAAAGCGCCGTTTTGTTCATTACATAGGTGGTGACACCAGAACTCTTACCAACTGCCGACAGAATAAAGGCCCCCTGCGTGCTGTCGATGCATTCATCTGTCACATCAAGCGCCACACTCGCAACTTGCGGACGCTGTGCAACGTTTTGGCGGCTGTCCTGCACGCGGTAGCTGTCGCCGGATGCATCAAAGCTGTTGTGCCCGTATACGATGTACGCTTTAGTTTTCTTGATATCGTCTGCAAAGGTCGCCAATGCATCAATAGTGCAAGAAAACTGCCAGTTGTTAGCGTTCAGCGCGGTGATATCCTCAATCCAGTAATATGCATGAGTTTCCTCAATGTAACAGTAATTGTACTGCGGGGAAATGTTCAGGCTGTTCAGCCGCACGTAAAATACCGGTGCTTCCATGCTGCAGGCGCGTTTCATGTAAAACGGAAATTCGTCTGGCAGCTCAGATAACGCAATGCGTTTTGTGCTGTTAAGGCGTTTCGAGACCTTGCCCAAATGTGCATGATATCCATGTTCAATACCTTCGTTATGGTCTGCCATAAAATACCTCACTTTCCTATAAAATAAAACAGGGGGCGGGGTTAGCCGCCCCCTGTACATTCAGTTTGCCGGGGTTATAATAGAACCTTTTACGGTTCGTCGGACATGAACATCAGGATTGCATTCTGCGTCGGGTTCTGCGTGTAGTTCATCTTCCAGTGGTGTTCAGTGTTGTAGTATTCGCCGGAAATGTTGAAAGGCGTGGTGTACACGCTATCCTGATAGTAGGTCGTCGCCATAGCCTTGCGGTCATACAGCAGGCCCACGACATAGGACAGAGCAACCGCTCCGCCCGTCACCTGTTTGCCGGTGTTCACGTCGAACTGCGACGGGATGCAGGAAATAGCGGGCTTGTCGTTGATGTTCTGCCAGAAATCAACACCTTCGTAGTTGCCGAAACTCAGATAGCCCGGGCCAAAGATGGCAGGATAGACCCAGCTCCGCGCGTCGTTGATAAGGGGCTGATAAAGCAGCAGCTTCTGCTCGCTCTTCGGGGTGTGCCGCAACAGATGCAGGGTGTTGCCGCTGTCGTCGGTACACACGGGGGTCTGGTGGTACAGCGTGCTGCTGTTCTCCATCAGGCCGCTGGTAGTTTCCAGCCACGACACGAAAAAGGAAAGAAACTCCTGCAGATGGGCGGTCAGCAAATCATGCGTGGTGTAGGTCGTACCACGTGCCGTGTTGAATGCTTTGGTCAGGTTCACATGGCACTCGTCGTGGTCAGAGTTGTACAGCGCACCCATGAAATTGATGACCTGTGCACGGTTCTCTGCAGTTTTCCACCGTGCAATGTCGTTTGCGATTTCGGTAGTCAGGGCGGCAAAGAACGCGCTGAACTCGCTCTCACTGGTGAAAGCGGTCTTGAGCTGGTTTCTGAAAGTGGTGTACCTCTGGTTCAGCACCTTCTGCCCGCCATAGAAAATCTCAAGCGGATAGCGCTTCTTGATTTTGTACATGTCCACGCTGTTACCGTCCACCAGAATATCGTTATTCTGCGCGGTGTTGACGAATTTGGATTCGTCAAAATCACCAGAGAAGAAAGCGATTTCACGGACGAACAGACCCCACTCCTGCCGGTCGGTCTCGATGCTGGTAAACCGGCCTGCATAGGAACGGCTGGAAATGACCGTGTGCGCAATCATGTTAGAAAGCGCTTGCAGGGTTCCTTCCATGCTTTGGTCAAGACACATCTGGCCAACCTGAATGAAACTCGCGGTGTTGATGGCCTGGATGGTTGCAGTCTGACCGGTCACTTCCTTCACCAGCGCATTGGCAATGGTGTAAATGTCGGTCGGACGGAACACGCTCATGCCCTTCAACTCCGGCATGTTAGTGCGGGATTTTGCCATTGTTTGCTCCTTTCTGCCGTTACTTCACGGCGTTAAAATCGGGGCTTGCAGGCGCTTCGGCAGGCTGCACCAGCCCTAAAATGATATCTTCCACACTGGTAACGGGGACGGGATTGCCCACCGTGCCAGCGGTCGGAACGTTTCTAGCGTTGATTGCGTCGGTCAAGTCCGCAATCTTTTGCGCCATTGCCGCCATAGGGTCAGGGGTCACAGGCTGCGGTGTCGTGATAGACTGCGCTGCAGGGGCCGCGCTCTGTGCCGGGGCCGTGATAGGCTGGCCCTGCTGCGCGCGTTCAAGAGAAAGCATCTGCTGCACCTGCTGTGCCGTGAATCCCATCTTACCCAGAGCCAAAATATCGTTGATAGTCATGTGAATCATCCTTTCCACCGGCTGGAGCCGGTTCTTACATCGACGTGTGTAAAAGTCTTGTAAATACCAACGCCGCCGCTGTTCCCTAAAAAGATTTCAGCGATAGCGGCGACTTCGGCGGGGGTCTTTGTGCGGACAGGCCGGTGCATTTTGTCGTAGTGACCTACCCAGATATCTGCAGCCAGCCCATAAAGATGCTTGCTGCGGGGTGCGCTGCCTTTCTGCTGCCGGTTCCAGCTTGCAGTGCGGAATCCGCTATTGATGTGCACAGCGTCGCCGCACACCTTGCGAATGTTTTCCAGCAGTTCAACAAGCCGGGAATCGACTGCAACAAAGTCCTGCCCATCCTTGCACTGAAACTCTGAAAGTTTAAAATGCTCAGACAATCGGGCATTGCCGTCCACGCTCATAAAATACACGTTTACCATGAATTTCACCCCCTTTCTTGTTTCTGAATGCTCCGACTACTATTGACCTCTTGAAACCTGTCCATTCGGTATGCGCCTGCCGGAACACTCAGAAACGCGGGGGCATGGAAAAGGAAAAGCCAGCCGCGCACCCTTCCGGGGTGTTCCTTTTGTGCGGCTCCCCCGCTCCTTAATCATACACCCTTTAGTCCTTGATGTCAAGATAGTTCCGGGTCTTGAGCAGAGCGGGGACAGACGAAAAATCGACTTGCCCTAAACAAATCATAGGGCGTAATTCAGGATGCACGGCCTGCAGCTGCGTTGCTGCCTGCGGGCTGCTCCCGTAGTGCTCCCTTCCGCTGTGGGAGCTTTCACAGATATAATAGTGCAGTTCGTCCATCTGGTATGCGTACAGCCCAGCGAATGCGAACAGGGGGGACATACCTTTTAAACTGCGGGGGCGCACGTTCTCAAGATTGTTGTACACGAACTCATTCTGCATTGCCATCCGGTAGAAGTCGCCTTTTCCCGCAAGATGTTTCATCAAGGCCGTTTGCTTGCGGCGGTCGCTGATACGGTCGCTATGCGGCATCGCAATAAACACTCCCGTATCGGTCATGCACCATTCGTGCCCGCTCCTTGACATTTTCGCCACAAGGTCGGTACATCCCAGCTGTTCAAGAATCGGGCTAGAAATGTCGAACGCATTCGCTAAAAGCCACATGCGCAAGGGCGGCTTTCCTTCAAGCTCCCTATTTCCGCACACAGTCACATAGGCGTTCAAAAGCGCTTCACCCTCAGCCTTGCGTTTTGCAATTATCCGCTCAGGGATAAACTCATCGAAAACAAGGTCTGAAAACACACTGCCGTTAAATCCTCGAATGCCCGCGATTGACGGCAGCGCCATACCAACAGCACGTTTGTTGCCGATGTGCCATTTCTTACGCCCGTCTTTGTCCTCTTCATCCGTGTATTCAATATCACCGATTGAATAGGAAATTTTACCAGCTTTCAGAATGCCGATATCGTAGCCCACAGACTGCAGAGCATTGAAAGGGTTCAAATCGGGGTCAGCGGCGACGGCCTGCAACTCGTTCACGGTGCGGCGCATGTACAAAAAATACTTGTTTTCGTCAAGCATGTATTTAAGTGTGCCGAACGTTTTACCAACTTGGCGTTTACCGATAATGATATTGCACCAGCAACCCAAAGCGGCGACGGATGGGATGTTAACCCAGCCGTCGCCGGTGTACAGGTCAAGCGCAATATCTCTGTTGCGCTTGCTCATAATTTATACCTCAAGTTCTTCCTCGTTCGTGGCGTATGCTTCGCGCACGGCGCTTTCCACGGCCTGCGCGGCATCTTCGGCAAAGTAGACACGGAAATTGTCGTAGTATTTGCCGTTCTTGCCCTTGTTGGCGCTGGCGGTGATGAACGTACTTTTTTCACCCTCAACCAGCCGCATACCGTAAAGGTCGATGCCGTACAGCCTAAGGGTGAAAGTCAGACAGTTGTCTGCGACCTGCCGCACGTTACGCACCACGGCGTTCAAATCGTGCAGCATTTCCACAGAGACGCGGGGGCCGTCTGCGGCTTTCTTCGTGGTGGATGCGCTGTTGTTTTTTGCGAATGACATAGTATTTTTCTCCTTTTGTCGTCTGTCAGTGTGATTTGTTCCACGTGAAACATCTTACTTTGTGGTGTTTGCTGCGATGGTGCGCAACAGGTCTATCATGGTGTCCTGCTTCTGTTCGATGGTCTGCAGATGGGAAATTGCGTCGGTCTGGTTTGTCTTACTCTCCGCCATTTCATCCACAAAGTTCTCGAAAAAATCAATCAGCTTTTCGAGAATCTCTTTCAACTTGTTATTGATATCCTGCATAAATTCACCCCCTTAGAACATCCAGCGAATAAGGAACTGCAGCCCTGCAGGTGTAGCACGTTCCGGATAAAGCGCTGTAGGCGCTTCCGGGAAGATATCCGCAATGTGGTGATTGTATGCCTGCAAATAAACATACAAATCAGCAAGAGACCTTTCACCGAACGCGTGCGGGTCATACGTGGGGGCGAACGGAAAAGCCTGCCGCGCTGCTTCCACCAGCGCGGGACGGGGCAGCGGCTGCTGCGCACCCAGATTCTGCACCGCGTTCATCAGCTGTCCCAACGGCCCCTCTGTAGGCTCGAACACAAGCCCAATAATGTTCCCCGCGATATCTTCCCAAATTTCAACCTTTGTGATACTTGCCATTTTACACCACCCCGTCCATGTCGTCCAGATTCAGCAGGTTCCGGATGTCCACCACGTCCGCGCTCTGAATGTTCGCGCCGAACTTCGTGCGCTCAAAGTCATACAGCTTGTACGGCTTTTCCGGATATGCCGCATTCAGGCGTTCCAGCAGCTGCGCACGGTTCTGTGCATCGACAACACAGATGGTTTTGATACCGTCCTCAAACTTACAAATAGCGGTCATATAATAGCCTGTCAGTTTCATAATGTTTTCCTTTCTGTCTGTTATAATGAACCCCGCTTGCGCGGGGTATCGGCTTATTTAACAGCATGCTTCCAGCTGTTCTACTGCTTCTTCCATAACCCGGTCGATGCTCTCACCGTCTGCATAGTAATAATCAGTATGCATACCGACCCGGGTACAAATTTCACAACACAGCGCTTCATCATATTCAGTGCTTGCGTTGTAGACGTTCATAAGTTCTTTGTTAGTCAATCGTAGTACTTCATGGTATTGTCCTTTCTGTCTGTATTGGTGTGTTCCCTTCTGTGATTATATAATACCACATTCCCCGTCTTGATGTGTTAACAAACTATGAACAATTTGTGAAAACTAGTCAGCTGTCATAATTGCCAGCGCCGTGCAATTCGCCCCGACAACTAATAAGCACTTACAGACCCACCATCCAGGGATAGAAAAACAGACCCAAAGTAAAATTGCATTGATAAAGCACAGGCATCCACAGCACAGCATAATTTCAGAAAATTTCATATTGATACCTCACATTCTATAAGTAAAGAACGTTCGTCTGATACCCTATATTCACGGTCGGTCATGACGACCCACGACGCGGAAACCGTGGATTTTGCAAAGTCGGTGCGGGTGCGTATTGGTTCATCATGGTATGCCAGACATTGACCGCCTGCGGGGGATATCAGCAAGCCATCCCTCAAGTTATCAATGCTGCCATCAAGAGCCTTGACACCGGCTTTTTTGTTTACTCCTGCTATGGTGCTTTCAATCGTTCCGTCTGCATCGACACAAGCATAGCACTTTGCATGCAAAAATCTGAAAGCCTGCATTCCGTACCGGTCATGCGGGTGTTCGTCCTCTGCAACGCCAATATAAACTTTGCTGCCGTCCTTCTTCTCAACCACGCAATCACGCCGCACGCATTGTGCACGAATGACGGCGTTGTAGTCGTCAATAGCGGGCTGTTTCTCTCCCTCAAACTTGCAAGAATCCGTATCCCAGTAAATAACACGTTCCCAGCCTACACGTTTCAGCATATCCCACAGCTTGAGACGTGACATTGATGCAGTCCACAGACCCCACAAGAAAGGAAATTTTTTCTCTTGTGACATACGAATTTCATCGTCGGTCTTGCCCTGCAAGTTCATAATCCAACTCTTGTGAGTGCATTCCAGTGTATCGGGGTCACAACCGTATTCGTCACGCACTGTTTTCTGTGCACATGCACCGAAAATGGTATTGACGCAAATTTTTGCAAAAGCATAGTCCGGACTGCCCTTCTCTGATTCTTTTACACGGAACTTCTCGTAAATCGTCCTGCGGAAAGAATCGGGCAGATAATCCAGACGAAACGCCACGCTTTCAACAGCAACTATTTTATCGTAGGTGTATCCATCAGTAAACCGTCGGTAATCGTTGGAATCGCAATACCAGAACAGGGCATCAGCTCCCAACACTCTACCGTTATCAAGTTCATCAAGACCCGACACATCAGAACATTTGCTGAAAGATATACAGGGGTCAGGGCATTCGGGCTTGCATCGGGGATTGATGATGCAAAGTTTAGCAATCCAGCCAAACCCGGCCTTGATGAACTTTTGCAAATCCTCTTCCGGCAAATCAGCAGGCAGCGTCACCGGTACACCGGCTGGAAATTTCCAAAGCAGCTGCTGCGACGGGTGTGCGCTCTTGAAATCGTAGGAATTGCAATTGATGTAAGTACGACCGGCACGCCAGCGCGTGCCGTGCGTGTCACCGCCTGCCATGCAGTGATATGCAAGCGCCATCTGTTCACGGTCAAGCTGCAGCGCCTTAATAGCCGCCATGCATCGCCTATCCGGCATGATTTCCTTGCGCACTGCTTCAATGACCATTCCGGTATTGGTGTATGGGATTGTCGCCTGATTGTACCCGTGTTCGGCTTTCAGGCGTTCAATTGCTTCGTACAGACCCAACACATCATTGACGCAATACGCAAATTCTGTATCTGTCAGCGGCGTATCAGGAGTACGATATACCGTATAATCAAGGTCGCCCGCAAGTTTTGCATGCGTGCACCCTTCCGTTGCTCTGGCAAGGCTCTTTTGGAACAGCTTGAAACTGTCCCGAAACTCAACGCCATTATCAAAGCGCAAATACAAGGGCTTACGGCTTTTCGTGTACAAGCTATCAGCCAGCCCCCAGCGCGCCGTTAACAACTGCATAATGTATTGATGCTCATAGCCTAAGTTGTGTACATACAACACAAACCGGTTCTTTTCATTGATACCCCATTTATCTACCAAAGTCTCAAGCATTTCCGCCCAATCCTCAAAGTAACGGGGAACAATAACATCACCACCAATACAGGTTTGCCAGCTGTACGCAAAACCGTCTGTATCGGTGTTTGTAGTCTCAATATCAAACGTCGCTGTTACGTCCAAATAGCTTGACATATATTTCCGGCCTTTGGTGCGCTTGACTTTTCGCGGACAGGCAAGGCGCGGCAAATATTCATCTGGACATTCACTCACAAAAACGCCTTGCGATTTCCTCATTAAGTAATTCTCCTAACATAATCAAGCAGCGCTTGACCTTTTGTCGTTTGGTCGTCCCTGTCTGCTGTTATGATATCTTCCAACACATCCGACTTGTTTCCGGTGATAGCATCATAAATTTTATCACTATCGAAAAGTTTTTCGGCGGCTTTGGTGAAAAACTTCTGCACCGCCATATCCCATTGCTCTTGTGTGCCCTTGAAACCCCGTTGCACTGCGGTCTGATACCGTGCATCTTTGATTGCTCTCACGCCTATTACGGTGCTACTTTTCATCGTCATAAATTCACGTAACTGCAGATATTGATGCTTGAGCGTCGAACGGTCAGCGGTTTCTTTGGGCCGCTCGTTGAATCGCGGCTTGATTTTTCCGGGCATCTGGCTTTGTGCGTACTTGTACGCTCCTGTTTTCGCCGTGTTAATAACGTCGCTTTTTTCAAGGGCACGCAACCGCTGATTTGCTGCTTTTGCGGCCTTGCGAATGACCTTTACAAGCTCCGCCTTTGTAAGCTGGTTCGGGTCTGTCGCATTGGGGCTGTAATAGCTCCACGTTTGCGGTGCGTACTTTGGTAAATGTTTAGCGCTTCGTGCCATTATTTATACACCTCGATTCTAAAGCCGTCTCGCGTCTCTGTCAACACACACTCAGCGGCCCCCACCGTGCATGTGCGGATGCAATCATAAAATTTACGAATCTCGCGGGGGTCTACATACAAGCAGCTTGACGCACACCATGCATCTTTATCGCTCTGGTACGCGTAAATGTGACATACTTTAAATGCCGCCTTGTTTCTTGTGGTCATATTTGTTATATCTCCCTTCTCGATGCTGCCAATGTCGCAACGCATTGCGATACTCAATAAATCCTTTATCCGACGCATACGCGGTCAAGATATCGTGCTTTTCATCGTATCGGGCCAAACGGATTTTAATGTTCTGCCCGATATCGCCCAAACGACTGAAATAATCGTTCAGGATTTCAGACCCGCCCCACAACACGCGGCAGCGGGTCAGGTGGTCGGACGTGCCTAAAGTAAACTTGTAATAGTCTTTCAGTGTCATACTATTTTCACCTCTTCTGTGTCTCCGGTCTTGATATTGCGGCGCATGTACCCAACACGCTCCTTTCTATACTTATTATAGCACAAGTGGCGTGCACATATGTTAATAAACTGTGAACAATTTGCATCACTACTTTACTTGAGTGAAGCACCGGGGCCGATTTTGCACGTTCGGCATTGTGCACAAAAATCCGTGAGAT